CAGTTTGCCCAGACACCATTGTTGCTGTTACGTCAATAGTCATTTGTCGGTAATCAAGAGAATACTGCGACGCTGGGCTCAGTGCAGTGATGTTTCCTGATGCCTGTGCTGCGTTCCAATCGGACAATGCTGAATATCCACCAGTAGGAGCAGCTCGCATTGATACAGGCATTGAGATTACAGCCTGACTATTGGTCGTTGAATAAGCACGTCCAGTACCAGCGTTGGCATAAGAACTTCCAGCTTTCAAACGGTAGTAGTACCGCTGACACAAAGCCAACTCAGTACCATACGGGCGGTAGTCAAACGATGTGGCTGTGCTGCCTTTTTCTAGTTGAACGCCTGTGATGTAGAAAGTGGCTCCGTTTGTGCCAACTACGCTGGTTGCGCCTGTGGCTGAAAAATATAATGAACCAGCCCATGAGCCAGCAGTTCCGCTATATGTTGAACCAACGCCTAGACCAAAATAAACACGCATCCCAACGCCGTTAGTGGCTCCAATCCAAGTTCCAGATGTCGGCCCTGCTATGGTCACGGAAATAGTAGTCCAAGTGTTAGCAACTGGAATAGAATAACTAAACGGATACGAATAGTTAAATGCGCTGTTTATGATTGCTCCGCCAAAAGTTCCTGTCAAAGAAGAATAGACCTTAAAAGAGAGAGTAACTGTTGCAGCGTTTGCAGTCCCCCAAGCCAAGTCTGCCGTATTGAAACCTTCAATAAACTGGTCCACCGCAAAGAAGTCACCAGCACCAACTGAATATGCAGACAATGAAGTGGCAAGCAGACTATTTGAAAAACCTGCTGGAGCATTAGATGACTGAGCCACAGAAAACTTGCTTGCTTGCGAAGAAGCACAAGCAAATCTATCAAGCGTATACCCGCCATCCGTGGCTGTTCCACTAAATCCTCGTTGATTTACTAGCATCGCACCATTGATGATGCGGTTCTTCATACCATAACCAGAGAATGCTGTAGTAACAGCACTGCTCAAAGTATTAAGGTTTACGCTACCGTCAGTTGGCTGCACCACTTGAGTGATCGGGCTGGTGTAGCGCACATAGATGTTGCTGCTGCCAGAAGGCGGTGCGCTGGTGAATGTAATTGTGTTGCCACTGACAGTGTATGCATCTACAGGGCTTTGCACCACGTTTTCAATGACGGCCTCTACCTGTGCTACTGAAGCAACAGAACGAGACAATGTAAAGGCAGTTGTACTACCATTGCCGCTAAAAGTATCAACGGCTGGCGTAAACGCCTGTTGTGTTGGTGTATTGCCAAGATACATTATCTATCCTTAAGTAATATTCAATACGCTAGTTACAGCATCAATAGAAGCGGCTGCAGAAGAAACAACCTTAAGCGCGTCGTTGGTTGTTAGCACTACCTTTTGATCTCCACCCACAATAACCAAAGTTCCACCAACGGGAACTGTAGCACCTTTAATTAGGTAGTAGTTAACTGCAGAACGTGTAATGTAAGCATCCACGGTGACAGGAGAAGCTGTAGTATTAGCACAAGACATACCAATCACGGTAGTTTGTGTTGAAGCACCAACTGTAACAATAGTTGCTGCCGAAGTGCCTACGTCTTTGTTAACGTAAGAGGTAAAAGTATTTGCCATGTTTTATCCTAAAGCAATAGCCATTGCAACAGCCGTACCAGCGGGATCAGAGGAACCATAGGGTGCCCATGTACTGCCAGAATATACAGCCAAATAATTACTGGTTGAGTTCCAATACAAAGCTCCTGTTGTTAGGGCTCCGCCTTGGTTATTCAACGTAGGGTCAGATGCTTTAGCGCCTAAATAACGCTGGTCAAATGACAAGAAAGAAGCAGCAGCAGATGTTGCACTACCTGCAGCAGATGTAGCGCTTGCAGCGGCGGCCGACGCAGCACTGGTAGCAGCACTAATGGTGTCTAAGATTGTCGCCTTGTTTACACGCATTTCAACAGTGGAACCCACTGCAAAGATGTTGGCGGTGCTACCATCTTGAGCACGCACAATGGTAAGCACTGTACCAGTACGAGACGTACACTTAACAATCTCACGATTGGTCTTGGTACTGTCTTCAATTGTTGCGTAAAAATAGTCACCAGCAGTTGGTGACGGAAACAAAGTTTCTGTACCAGTTGCTACGGTTAGAGTGGTGTCAATACCACCCAATGCCACAGCTAACGTACTCTTAGCGTTGTTTGCGAGAAGAATAGCCATTAGTCAATTCCTACAAAATTAATAGTAGACCCGTTCCAGGTCAAATCTGTTTCATCATTTACTGGACTCATCGGATCTGGAACAAAGGTATCTGTTGCAGGATATGGACGAGAAAACGGTACAGCAATCTTTTCCCGCTGTACCTTAAGAAGAGTTTGTGGATGACGTGTTTCCCAATCCTCTCGGCAAACCATCAAACCATCCCAACGCTTCAGTAAGTCTAGTGCTTTGAATTTACGTCCGCAACTGTCGCAAAGCGCGTTCCAGTTGCCTGGGATAAGATGGTTTTGCATAGCTTATTTCAAGAAACGTAGTTTGTAAATTGTTGAGCGGAACAGTTTTACAACATTGTCCACATCATTTTGAATGGATGTGTCGTCTTTGTCAAACGCTTTGTAGCGATTAGACTCAATCCACTTTAACGTCTCCTTCATGTATTTTAGAGGATCCGTTGTGTCTTTAGCAGCAAGGGTTGGAATCTTGAGGAGCTCTTCATACTCTCCTTGCCACTGTTCAGCGATGCCGTCTGCCATGTCCACAATCTCATCATAAAACTCATTGAGAGCTTTATGCTGTGAGAATGAGAGTGTGGCTAGGTGCATTTGATGGGCAACTGTTCGACTTAGGAACAGTACACCAATAAACTTGCCTGCTAAATCACTCATATTATGCGCCGGTGTAAACCACGGCAGAAGCGCCGGTGCCTGTTACAACAGCAGTAATTCCGTTGTCAGCTCGAACTGGGGTTACAAACGCAATAGAGTTTGCACCTGTGTTAGTTGTAGCTGTACATTTTGCTAAGACGGTTCCAGAACCAGTCGTAGCGTTATCATATACTGTAACAGTTGCGATGTTGGTGTTGTCAGAAACAACCATAATACCGCTTAAAATCGCTTTACCAGTAGCGATAACTGTTGTGCCTGCGGTTAAGATACCGCTCGAAATTGCTAATCCCATTTTAATTCCTTGTTAAAAAAAGGGGTCCGAAGACCCCCTCTTTATTATCGAACGTATGTAACGATCAGATACAGTTCACCGGCAGTGGGGTTGCCAGTAGTGGCAGTACCCTTAACCCAGATACCTTTATCAGGACCCCATGGGAGGTTGTAGTGTTCCACACCACCCAATTTTTGCAACAATGTGTTAGCGCCAGCAGCGCCAAAGGCACTCGCAGCAGACACATATTGAGCGCCGCCTGAAGCAGAACCAATGTCAATAGCAGCAGCAGAAATGCTGTTACCTGACAACTGAGTTTCCACCATCAAGACCATGCTCAAAATAGACGCATCAGCAGGGAGAACCGCCACCAATGTGTTTACACCAGTAGTGCTAAAGTTAGCAGATGAAAGTTTTACAACCTTTACCTGGGTATCCTTAACGTTACTGATTGCCGAGGGGCCGTTAGGGTTAGGATCGCTAACCGCTACTTGACCTTCAACGAATTGAATTGCCATAATGTTTCCTTTATGAAGAGGGGATGTTACCATCCCCCCAGGTTAATTAGGCGCCAGCAGAGCCGTACAAGCCGCGAGGATCGGTCCAGCCGAAGCTGTAACGAGCAGTGGCTTTGAACTTAGCGTTCTCAGTGTCCCAATCGTTGTCCATGTCGAACTGGTCAGCACGACGCTCAAAATACTTCATGCCGTGTGGCACGTTAGTACGGATGAACCAAGCGTCAGTGTCTGTCAAATAGTGGTTAACCACCACTTGAGGGATCAGACCCATACCCTTGATTGCGTTGATGTCGTTGTTATCTGTACCGACGCGACCATCAGAACCCAAGATACGCTTGGCTTCAAAGATTGCTTGACGGGGGATAATCAACGTTTCAGGCTTCACTGCAACCAGCAAACCGGCGTCGTTGGTGAAACCAGCGATGTCGATACAAGCTTGTTCCAAAGCTGCTTCAGACAAGTCAGAAGCGGTAGCGATTTGGTTAGACCAAGTGCCGCCCTTCAAGTTTGCATGGTTAGATGCAATCAGAGAGCTGCCGTCGCCACCAGTGTACGAGCTGTTGAAAGCACGGTTGTACACGTTAGCGCCGATAACTTCCTTAGTTTGACGCATTGAGAATGCCAAACCTTGAGCTTTACGCTGACCTACGACGTCGTATTGGTCGTCTTCCATCATCTCACGAGTGATGATGAAACCCAACGCAAACACAGCGTGTTGGTAACGTGTGGTGAACGCTTGGCGTTCGCTGTCATAAGAGATCGGAGCACCTTCACCCTTTTGAACAGCCAAACCAAACGAAGAAACACCGACGTCTTCTTCGAAAGCTTTAGTTGAAGTGTTCTTGTCGAACAACTTGTCATACTCGGTGTCATACTCATTGTATGCTTTACCGTACCATGCATTGACACCAGGCCAAAGCGCCTTGGCAAACGAGCCACTGTTAATAATAGACATATTCTACCTTTCCTTTAATCTTAATAACCTGTTGCGCCAGTACCAGTGCCATAAGCCACTTGGTTCAGCTTCACGTAGTAGCTGAAATATGTGTCGCCAGGAATGTTGTCTGGACGGTTGGGGAAACCAACAATCTTCAAAGGAAGAGTAGCAGTGGTTGCGAGACCAGAGCTATCCAACTGCATACCAGAAGAACCAGTTGTGGTGCTACCAGCAGTAGTTGTGAACTGACCGTTCAAACCAACGTTAGCAGTAATTGTAGCTGCAGAAACGCTAGTACCTGCGTATTGAACTTCATAGATCAAGTTAGGATCATCAGCGACCAACAGATAGCGATCTGTAGAAGCACGACGATACACTGGAGTATTCAGGTCGTTAACAGGTGGGATGTTGGTGAGGTCGCCTTCACCAGTGAACAAGATACCAACCACGATACCGACTGCGACGTCAGTAGCGCCAGCGCGGGTAACAGTAGGTGCACCAGTAGCTGCGCGGGCATCGCCTGCGAGCTTAACTGCGTCACCAACCATAATCACGGTGGAGTCAGAGGAAGGAACGAAATAAACGTTAGCGGCGCCATTATAAGGTGCGCCTGTAATGGATTTAACGGGACGGAAACCGTTAATACGAGATACACTTGCCATTAGCAATTCTCCATAATAAAATAGGTAATTCCCAACGGCACTTAGATTTTATTTAGCTTCGAGAGATTTCGAGCTTACCATAAGTACCATCAAGAGCTTTAGCTTTGGTGGCGTTCTCCATCTCATTGACCTTGGCTTGCTTTTTAGCTTGATCTTCTTCGTACCATTCTTTTTTGATTCGTACGACGAAGGCCTTTTGGCCCTGACCAACAGATAGATGTGCAAGAGAGCCTTCGGACGCAGCCGAGTTGACACGCTTATCACCCACCCTCACAGAATCTTTGGCAACGAGCTCATAGCCTGCATCCAAAAATTCCTGCACTCGATCTCCCGAGTCATTAATAATTCTATATTCGTAGTTGGGATCTTTCTCAGCTACTGTTAAAACGTTACGCGTACCGACTGGTACACGCTGCGGACGACCTCTGGGTGCTTTCGCAATTGCTTCTTTGATTTCACTCATATTAAACTCCTTTAATGCGCTTCAATTCCGCGATGTAATCTTTTTCAGACATTGCACCTGTACGGACGAAACGTTGCATCACTCGACGCTCTTCATCGGTCAAGGAGAATGAATCATTCCCTTTACCGCCTTTGTTAGAACTACCCTCTACTGCACCTGGCTTATTACGGTTTGGATTAGTAAATTTATTTGGGAACTCCAACTTAACCTGTTTTTCTACCTCAAGTAGAACAGCCGACGGGCTAAGACCACTCGCTGCCAAGTTACGACCTAGCGCATCTGCGTAGGCTTTCATTGGTTCGCTGGTCTCGTACCACTTGTTCTTCTCAACCCAATTAGCAAACTCTGGGTTAATAATGTTTTCGGTTGGCTGATTATTCTGCTGTTTGAGACGTTGTTGCTCGTCTTTGACGAGATCAATTTGGTCATCCAGCTTAATAACAGCGGCGCCGTCACCCTCTTCAATGGCAGATTGCTTCTGCAATTTCAGGGCTTCCAATGCTCGTGCGTATTCAACTTCACGAGTTTTTGAATGGTGGCCTTTCAAATCATCTAGCGCACGTTTAAATTCCTTAATCGTACGGTTTTGATCTTCAATCTTTTTGAACAACTCACCGCGATCCAGGAATTCTTTAGCTGGTCGCCATTGTTCAGGGTCTCCTTCCCACTGGTCTTGAGGAACCCAGCCTTGTTCCATTGCTTTTTCTTCAGCAGCGGAGAGTTTAGGTGCGTCGTCTGTGGGTGCGGGGGTGTTGTCATCGACAACAATATTTTCTTCAGCCATCTAGGGCCTCCTTATTCTTGATGAAAGATACAAACAATATCTTCGTCATTTAGTGCAACAAATTCTTCATTAGTGTATGGGTCTTCTACAATTTTACCAGCATAGCGGGCAAAAGCAATGTAGTCACCAACAGAAATGGGAGAAGGTGTATTAAAATCTCGAAATGCTGTAGCGCCTATCGCTACAACAGTCCCTTTATCTACACTTGCCTGGGCACGTTTAATGTCTTCGTGCTCTGGAATGTGTAAGCCAAGTTGTTTGGCTTTTAGAAGGGTTTTGTCCGTGTCTTCAAGCTTATCACGCTTAACAAGAATACGGTGTAATGCGGGAACGATCATTGAGACTCCTCATCTTCTGCGTCGAATTCTATTGTGATTAAATCTTTGTAGGCTTTAATTGCACCTACATAAACTGCATCCTGTCGGGGATCAACTCCTGCTGATTCCCCGAGCATGTCTTGCAAATCACCAATGCGACGTTGAAGTTGGCGAAAGATTTCCTGGGTTACAGGATGTCCTTTCCAATCTACAAATTCACTCTTTGTCATTTAGCTCCTTTTGATGGCTTCTTAGCCGTTTGCGCTGCCTGCTGCTGTGCATGACTCATTTTCTGCTGATGTTCTGCATCAGTGTGCATGAGTTTTTGAATAAACGCTGCCTGTTCTGTGGCGGAGAATACTCGTTGGTTGTGTACAGCTTCTGCAGCTTTAATATTCGCCATGTCCTGTGCATGTTGCATGTTTTGTGCATGCTCTTGCTGTTTCATAGCGAGTTGAACTTGTTTATCGCGAGCTTCTAGCTCCATCTTATGCTGGAGCGCTGCTCCTTGCATTTGAATCTTCTGTCCTTCCAACTGACCTTTCATCTGCATCTCTAGCATCTTGGGATCTGGTGGAGGGGGAGGCATTTGACCTGTCTGAGCAATTTCTGGTTTAATCAGTTCTTGCCAGTTAGGTTGTTCTTGTGCATCCAAAATACGTTGAACCACTTTAACAGGATCTAAAATACCTGTGGGCAGTAGCTCCATCAAGCCTTGAGCCTTCAACAACTTCTCTGTTTGAGACACTGCTGTAGGATCAGCGGCTGGATAAATCTTATGACTGACTTCTTTAAAGTCATCTGGACCCACATCCATACCAACCGTATCTACATACGTCTGAGGATTGAGGTACAGCGCGTTTAAACGAGCCAGTTTAATAAACTCTTCGGTCAAAGCACGATACAATCGCTTGTAAACGGCAGTAAACACCTTCATGCCCTGTTCAACAGTAGCCATTGTGGTGGTTGCGGGTGTGTTTTGACCAGGCATCTTACCAGTGAAGATTTCTGCCACAGAAGCCAGCTCTTTACCAGAGGTAATTAGGCTACCCATCAACTGGAATAGCACAGAACTAGGTTCTTTGGTAGGCAGAGGGACAATTTGCTTCTTCAGGTCATCGCCTGTAGAGTTAACTGCCTTCCATTCACCAGGAATGAACTTAGTATCGCCCATCTTAATGCGTAAACCCTTACCCAAGAAGCCTGCTTGCAACGTAGCCAAGTGGCCTGCGTCCAAAAGCTGGTTAATTAGGGTGTTTACACTGTGATTCAGAGGACCAAGTAGGACACCAAATCCGATATCATAGAATCCACCATCAGGATTAGGAATAAAGCCAAACTTAGTGTAATACTGAATAGGATCAATCTTGCGAATGTTCCCTTCGGCATCAAGTTTGATGGTAGTTTCGTCAAAACGTGCGACAATTCGTACGACTTTCTTTGTATCTTTGTGGAAAGTGACAATGTAGGGCTCTTTGTAGCCGTCATCATCCAAATCCAGGAACGTATGCTGCTCAATGAACATGTGTGGAGTGGTTTCATCCACTACAGGAGCGTTCATTTGACCTTCTGGCATGTTGGCTTTACCGAAATCGATGTCCAACCACAAGCCAGATTGCTGCCGTTCTTTAACTTTACGAGGAGATACCTCTAAGATTTCAGAAATTCGTTCTGCATCTTGCAAACTGCGAGCCCAATAGTTAACAACCAAGTTCTTTGGCATAACAATGTGAGAGCAGTTGGCTTCTTTGAGAGGATCCCAATAGGTTTTCTTGAACATTGTGCCCACAATTGGGAGCATAATGAGCAAT